AGTTTCTGCAAATGCTTTTAAAAAACACGGAGGAACATCTAATCAATTTCTAAAAGCTGATGGAAGTGTTGATTCTAATTCATATGCTCTAAATTCTTCTTTAGGAAACTATCTACCACTTTCTGGTGGAACAATGAGTGGTGGAATTTCTTTATCAAATGTTACTACTGGAGTTGGATTAGGAATATCAGGAATTAATGGAAATAATGATGGATGGACTATAAGAGGAGGAGCTTTTGGTATAGATTCTGGATATTTGGAAATTGCTACAAGAGATAATGGATACGAACCAATTTATGTTAGACAATATATAGATGCTTTTAATACACCGTCTAGAACATTAACATTATTAGATGTTAATGGTGCTAGTAATTTTCCAGGAACTTTATCTGCATTAAATTTAGTGTCTCCGGGTGATTTAGTATTTAGGAATGATTCTTCAGCATTTGGTAGATTTACTATTGGAACGAATGATTTTGTATTTACAAATCAAGATTCAACAGGTACTATTATAGATAGACCATTATTGATTGAAAAATTTGGTTTGAGACGGCTTAGATTAGGGACCGTAAATACTATTAGACCTATCGAAATGGGTGGACCAGTAACTATACAAAATCTATCAGCGACTGGTTTTGTTCGATCAAATTCTTCAGGACTTTTGACAACTTCTCCATTAACATCTTCTGAAATACCAGTACTTTCAAATCTATATCTTCCGTTATCTGGTGGAACTCTTTCAGGACAATTAAACTTATCACCATCTATACCATTAAGATTTACTCAAACTGGATCAGGAACTTATAATCTTGGAGTTTGGTATCATACTAGTGCTGGAACAATATATGAAAGAGCGAGATTGTCAAATTCATTAACAGCAACTCCTATAAAATTTGCAATTGGTACTAGAGGATCTACATCGAATATATTTGAAATTTCTAATATTGTTGGTATATCTGCTAGACAAAGAATACATTATGATGCATTAATAGATTCTAATACAGATTATGCAGAAAATTGTTTAGAAGTTGCTACAAATACTAATTCTCCATCACATTCATTTAAACCAGGAATAGGATTTCATTCTCAAGGACAATATGCTTCATTATTTTATTTAAATGGGTTAAGAGATTGGAAAGCAAAAGATAGTGATGGTGAAATAATAACATTTTATCATACAGCAAATTTACCGTCTGTTTTAGGAAATTATCTTCCTTTATCTGGTGGTACAATGACTGGAGATATTTCTTTTGTAAATTCTACTACAGGTGTTGGTAAAGGAATTTATGGAACAAATGGAGATAATGATCATTGGAGAATTGTCGGTGGATCTACTGGAGCAAATTCAGGATATTTAGAAATTGCTACAAATGATGATAGTTCTGAGCCAATTTATGTTAGACAATATCAAGGACCATTTGCTTCACCAGTTTCAGTAAGAACATTAACATTATTAGATTCTGGTGGTAATACAAATATTCCGGGAAATATTTCGGCAAGTAATATAATAAATCGAGGTTCTTATTATGTTTCAAATTATGCTGCTGGTGGAAATCCTTCATTAATTACAAATCAAGGATTAGCAACATTTTATACATTAAATCTTGATTATTATAGTACTGGTGAAAGAAGTTTAAAATTTGCAGATTCTTGTTACTTAGGACCAACATACGCATCATTTTTTAATAACGGATCTTCTCAAAACAATGCTATAGTTGTTAAAGGTGCTGGAAATCAAGATTATGCTGGAATTTATTTTGGGGTTCCTGGAATTGCGTCTAGATATATTGGTACTAGAGCTGATGATACTTTATATATTGCTGGTCCAAATATTAATTCTACTGGTGTATTATCTCAAAATGGAAATTCTACATTTGTTGGTAATCATACTATTGGAAGAGTTGCGTGGCCTAATGAATATTCCATGACAGTATATGATAAATTCTATGTTTCTGGAACAGCTACTTTATCAAATTTAACATTAAATGGAGTATCGCAATTTAATTCATCTGCGACATTTTCAGCATTAACAAAATTTAATGTTGGTCAAGTTTTAGAACCTACTTGGGTAAATTCTACATCATATACTATTTCAGATGTTTCTCCTGGATTTTTAGCCTTTTCAGATTTGAGTACTACAGCAACAAGAATAACATTATCTGATAGTGTTAGACCAGGAAAATTTATTATGATATTTAATTACTCGGGTGAAAATAGATATATACAATCTGATATTACTGAAGGTTTGAATACTTCATCTTCGAGAACAACAGAATTATTAATATCTGCAAATTCTTTATATCTTTGTATAAAATTATCATCAGGATTATATGCTGGTGGGTGGAAGGTAAGATTATTATGATAAATTTAAGTAATTACATAAAAAAGTGTGAAAAAAATAACATTCAAATTTTAGAAAATACCGATTCATTACATTCAGATAATAAATCAATTGTAAAGATTCATCAAATTATTAATTATCAAAACACTAACAAATATCCTGACAAAAAGTTCTTTCAAAGAAATTGTGAAGAATCTGAAAATGTATATTGTTTACCTTTAGGAATTCAGGATAATACAGAATCTTTAATTGAAAAAACTTTAGAAAAGAAGTTAGATAAATCTATTCTATGTTCTTCTCAATATTCACAATTTACTAGAAAAGAATTATTACCAGAATATTCTTTTGTGACATATTTTGAGAAAGAACCTATAGAAAAATACTTAGAAAATATTGCTAAATCAAAATATGTCATATCTCCTCATGGAATGAATCCAGATTGTTATAGACATTGGGAATCTCTTTATTTAAATTCTATCCCAATAACTTTAAAACATCCTAAATTAAAATCATTTGAAGATCTTCCTATTTTATTTTTAAACTCTTGGGATGAACTTACAGAGGAACTTTTAATAAATGAATATGAAAGATTACTAAATAAGTCTAGAGAAAAGCTTGAACTAAATTATTGGATAAATTTAATGAAGGAATAATTATGGAAAAAATTGATGGAATTGCAGAAGCTTTAAACACTACATTTAAAACAACAGATATACCGAAAGCTGTAATTAATATAGATAAAAAAATAAATGAAGTTCAAGAAGTGACTAACAATCAATATGCTACATTAGAAGATAAAGAATATTTAAAACTAGAATTAATGGAAATGATTTCTTCTATGCAAGCTATTAAAAGAATATTGGAAGAACAATTAACAAAACCCCCATTTAAAGCAAGTGAATTAGAAGCATTTTCAGTGTTCTCAGAAAAGATTTTGACAGCTATTAAAGAACTTAGAATACTTAATATGGATGTTATTAATACAAATCTTGCACAAAAGCGTTTAGAACAATCTTATCAAATAAAAACAGGAAACATTACAAACAATATTCAAAATAATGTTTTAATGCTAGACTCAAAATCTTTAGATGAGATGATTAAAAATGCTGAAAATAATAGAAGAATAGATTCTATAGATGTAGATTTTGAAATTGATGATCAGATAAAATAAAGTTGACTAAATAATTAAAATTAAGAGAGATTAATAAATGAGTTTTAAACATTTTTATTATAGAAATATCACAGACAAATCAATAATCTTCGAATCAGTTTTTGAAACTTATTACGAAAAAGGTTATTTTGGAAAGTTGGATAAAGATACTATTAAAACTCAACAAAAATCCTGGTTTGATAAGTTGATAATGCTTTTAGATGAAGGAGATCAAGATTGTCTTTTTAACGTTCTACAAAATAGAGATAATATTACAAGACAATGGGTTTCTAGAATTTATAATGAAGATATTACGGAAAGCTCTAGGCAAGAAATTAAAGACTTTCTAGAAAAGGTCATCAAGTGAAATTCCAAGAACATATCCAATATTTAACAGAAACTGAAGAAATGACTTTTAGAATCGGATATGGTGTAAGAGATTCAAAAACTCATAAGCTAATCAAATTCTTTAACAATCTAAAATTTTATCAAGAACTTAAACAATTCAAAACTGAAGAAGAAAATGCTAAAAACCTAGAACAAAAGAAATGGAAAATCACAAACGAACTCCAAGATAAAGATTTAAGATTTTTCGAATTTTGGGGAGACTCTGAAATATATCCTATCACAAAAGATGAACCAAATCATACAATATTTAAAAAAGGAATTTGATGAAAAATGAACATAAGTTTCAAAGAGAATTAAATGAAATAGCTGTAGATGGAATTGTTAGAGAGATAATTGGACCAGATAAATGCTTCGAAATTGAAAATACAAAAGATAATCGAATACTAGTTTATCAAAATAATGAATTAAAAATATCAGTCTACATTTACTGCAAATATTATGATTTAGTTCTCTGGGAAGATCGTGAAGTAGAAGATGTTTATAAATTCCAATATGATGAAGAATCTTTTGACTTTACTAAATATATCTTGATAGAATTCTTAGAAGCGCATTGGACAGAAGAACACTTAAAGAAATTGAAAAAGATTAAACAAAGAAAACTTCTAAGAAGACACTAAATTAATTTTGAGGTGATTTATGATTGATTTTAAAAATTTCACAAAAGAATATTGTATAACAGGTTCTATAGATTCAGGATTGACTAGAGTAAATTTAACAAATATTCAAAATAATATCCTAGAAAATTTACAAAACAAAAGATCTTTAGATTTAGTTTCTAGACAATCTGGTTCTTCAACTTTAATAAATCTTCTGTCAATTTACCAAGCACTTATTAAAAATGAAGATGTTGTAATTCATTCACAAAGACCAAAAGATACTCTATATAATTTGAAACTCTCTTTAGAATATCTCCCACAAGAATTTCAAACTTATAAAATTTTCCAAGATAGAATCAAATTTAAAAATTCATCTATCTATTTGTCAGATTTCGGAACTCCACAAAGAGGAATGGATTCTAAAATAGTTTTCCTAGATAATCCAAATTGCTCTAAAAATCAATTGGAAGAATTTATTCACACTTACACATTCGCTAAAGAACTTCATATAGTAACTTCCGCAAATCTTTCTCATAAAGAATTCTACGAAAATTGTCATAAAATAGGTTTCTCAAAATGTATATCAAAATGGTCCCTAGATGAAAGAAGAGATGAAAAATGGACAAATATTATGATGAATAGTATTGGAGAAAAATATTTTAAACAAGAATTCGAATGTGAGGTTTGATAAATATGCTTGAAAATATAAGGAATAAAATTAACAATGAATGAAGAACCAAAATTTTACGTTTACAAAACAACAAACAGAGTAAATGGAAGATATTATATAGGAGTCCATAAGTCTAAAAATATAGAACTTGATTTTTATTTAGGGTCTGGTTGTATTTTAGCAAAGGCGATTACTAAATATGGTAAAGAAAACTTTGAACGTGAAATATTGTTTGTGTTTGATACTCCAGAAGAAGCGTTTAATATGGAAAAAACCATTGTTAACGAAGAGTTTGTAAATAGTGATGATACATATAATGTTGCTATTGGAGGTCATGGTGGAAAAACTACAGAAATTGGTACTAAGTGCCCATGGAATCAGATAACTAATAGAAATCCAGAAAAGATTAGAAAGACTGCTGAGAAACATAGAGGAATGAAACGTTCTGATGAAGCTAAGAAAAATATGTCCAAAGCACAGATTGGTAAAAATGCCGGTAAAGATAATTATAGATTCCAAGGATATTGGGTGACTCCTTTTGGAAAATTTGATTCGCTGAAACTTGCCAGTGATGCGTGTGGAACTTCTATTGGTTCAATTTATAGAAGATGTTTTGTTAATAATGAAAACAAAATAACATTGCACAGTATTTGTAAAAATCCAACAATAAACAAATCCGACCTTGGAAAAACTTGGAAAGAAGTTGGATGGGGATTTGATCCGGTTACTAAGGGTGTTCAATAAAATGTATATGGGAAATCCTCATTTAAGAGGCGCTGGTGAAAAAATTGCAATGACCGAAGAACAAATTGCAGAATATATTCGTTGTAAAAATGATATTGTTTACTTTGCTGAAAATTATTACTATATTCAAACAATTGACGATGGTAAAATAAAAATGAAGCTGTGGGATTATCAGAAAAAATTGATGAAAGTTTATGATACTCCTCCAAACAACAAAAGACATGTAATAATTTGCGCGAGCCGCCAGTGTGGGAAGACCGAATCAACTAGAGTGTTTTTACTACATTACTTATTATTTAAAAATGATGCTAATATTGCGATTCTTGCGAATAGTGAAAAGACCGCGAAGGAAATTTTAGCAAGAATAAAAATGTCATATCAATTATTACCATTATGGTTACAAAAAGGTATAAAAGATGGTGGTTGGAATAACTTAACAATTGAACTAGAAAATGGTGTAAGAATTTTGTCATCTAGCACTTCATCAAATTCTATTGTGGGTTTTACAATAAATTTATTATATATTGATGAGGTTAGCAAAATTGCAGATCATGTGTTTGAAGAATTCTATGCATCTGTGTTACCAACAATTTCTTCTGGTAAAAGTAGTAAAATTATAATGACAAGTTCACCTAAAGGAATGAATGCTTTTTATACTATTTACAAAGGCGCAGTTAAAAATGAAAATAACTTTTATCCAGTAAAATTACCTTGGAACGTTCGACCAGATCGAGATGAAGAATGGTTAGAAAATATGAAAAAGGATATGCCTTACCAAAAATTTTGTCAAGAGTTTTTATGTAAATTTATAGGAAGTTCTAATACGTTAGTTGATGGTGATATATTAGAAAGTATAGATACTAAGAATCCAATAGATCATAAATATAATTCTGCATTTGCTATATATGAGCATCCAATAGAAGATGCAAAATATATTCTTGGTGTGGATCCTGCAAAAGGAACTAATTCCGACTATTCTTATATACAAGTATTTAAAATTAATTCTGAAAAGGATGTTGAACAAGTTGCTGTTTATAGAAATAATAAAATAGATCCAGAAGCATTTGCAGGTATTATAGTTGATATTTCAGAATTTTATAATAATGCTGATGTGATGGTTGAGAATAATGATATTGGAACTTTAGTATGTTCTAGAATTTGGTATGATTATGAGTGTGAAAGATTGATAAATTGTGACCCAAAAGGTTTAGGAATAAGAGCTACTAAAAAAACCAAATTGGAAGGAAATTTACTTTTAAAAAAATATGTAGAAAATGGTTGGTTGAAAATAAATGATTATGAAACATTAAACCAATTATCTAGATATGAAGAAATATCATTAAATGTTTTCCATGCAAATACACAAGATGGTTCGGATGACGCTGTTACATCAAGTATTTGGGCATTATTTTATTTGACTACCGAATTTTATGATCCAGATTCGAATACAAGATCGGAAGTTCGCAGTAAAGATAATCGAAAAACTAGTGATGAAGACAAGCCGATATTTTTTTCGTCAAATGATTTCTCATACAATCCGGAATATAATCCTGGATATTCTCAGCAAAACTATCAGAATTTCTCCAATGATTTTGACAATTTTTTCTAAAGAGTTTCTAAAACCATTTCTTGATAAATATTAGGGAAATAGTTTTAGATAAATAATTTTAAATAAGATTTAGGAGAAAAAATGGTAAACATGTCTTATCCTGGAGTATACCGACAAGAGATTGACATATCGAATACTGTAGTGAATGATAACACTTCGGTAGCTGCGGTAATGGGTCGAGCTTTGAAGGGTATTCCTAATGCAAAAATTTTGGTAAATAATGAGTCGGGATTAATCAACACATTTGGTTTTCCTATTGTTTCGGGATCATTTCCATTAGTTTCTGCGATAGATTATGGAATTTATGCTGGTATAGAGGCTTTGAGAGAGACTTCGAATTTATATTATGTAAGATTGACTGATGGAACTGAAAAATATTCCAACACTACAATTTCTACAAGTGTATCTTCAACGGTTTCTGGAATAAGTTCCGTAATGTCTGCTGCACCTTCAACATCATATCCTCAATTAGTTGGGTATACTGAAGGAAACACTGTTACGGACAATTATGATTTAAGAACATTTAATGGAGCACCTTCGGGATTAAGATTTTCTGCAAAGGGTCCAGGAGTTTATGGTAACAATCTTGCTGTTGCAGTTTATACCAATTTAGTTTCTGCCACTTCTTTATCTGCAAAATTTGATTGGGGAGAATTTTACGATGATGTTGGAGTATCTGCTAATAAGAGATCTGACAAAATCTTTAAGGTAGAAGTTTTCACAAAAGTTGACAATCAGAATTTTGATAGTACTTGGTGGGCTTCTGTTTCTGCTGCACCTATAGAAGTATTTTATTGTTCTACTGATTTTACTATGTTAGATAATCAGGGGAATAGTTTATATGTGGAGGATGTTGTAAATGGATCTTCGGAATATGTTTATGTAACTTCTAACAAGACTGATGGAAGTTTACCAGCATTTACCACATCTGGAATAGGATTTAGTGGTGGAGCTAATGCAAGTTCTTTAAGTGCTTTGAATGCTAGTACAATTTGGAGTATTTTTGAGAATAAGGAAACTTCTCCATTATCAGTTGCTATAGTTATTCCAAGATCTATGAATTCTTATTCTGATCCCACTGAAGTTGCTGCTGTAGATTCATTAGTTGGAAGACGTTTAGATTTTACTGGATATGTTCAAGCAAGTAATTTAACAGCAGTTACTTTTGATAGTATTAAGAATAATGCTGCTTTAGTGACAATTGCTTCAAATCCTTCTTACTTTGGAAAATATGTAGGATGGAATTTAGTATTAGATAGATATAATTCTTCAAGAGTTTATTTACCAAACAATATCTATGCTGGAGCTATTTCATTACGAACAGATAGAGTATCAAATCCTTGGGAAGCTCCTGCTGGTATTGAAAGAGGTATTTTACCAAGTGGTGTTCAAAATATTAATTTGACTTCTACAGTTGCTGGTCCATTATATGAAAGATACAATTTAAATACTGTAAAATTCTTAAATGGTGTTGGTAATGTTATGTGGGGACAAAAGACTGCACAACTTAAGAAAACTGCTAGAGATAGATTAAATGTTAGAAAGATGTTAATATATGTAGAGAATAATTCAGAAGCAATTTTAAACAATTTCTTATTCCAAGGAAACACTATAAAGGCTAGAGAAAGAGTTTCATCATTATTGAATGCTTTTATGCAAACTGTTCAATCTGGTGGTGGTGTTCAAAGTTATAGAGTTGTTTGTGATTCTTCTAACAATACTTCTTCTACAATTGCTCAGAATATTTTAAATGTAGATATTTACGTTCAGCCTACTTATACAATTGAATTTGTAAAGTTAAGTGTAATAGTTTCTGCTGATTCTGTAAATGTAACCGAGGGAGCTTAATCATGGCTGGTATGTATATTGAAGGAAGAAAGATAAGAAATTTTGCGGATGTTCAGCATAATTATTTGTATGAAATTACTTTTAAAAATGCTGGAGCTTTAATTGGTTGGGGTGAAGAGGATATTACTTTAAGAGCAAGATCTTTTACAATTCCTTCTAGAGGAAATGAAGTCATAGAATCTAATTTTGGAGCTATGAAACAATATTTTCCTGGAAAGCCTGTATTTACTGGAACTACTGATGTAACATTTGAGGAAACACAATCTCAAGGTGTTGCTAGATTTATTCATGCATGGCAACAGAAGATTTTCAATTTATATGATGGTCATGCGAATTATTCTAGAAAACGCGGAAATGCTGGTGGAAACATTGCTACTGATGGTATTTGTGATTTAGTTGTTATTAAAGCTTTTAGAGTTGATAATACTGAAGAAGAGAATAAATATTATTTCGTAAATGCTTGGTTACAAAATGTTAATGAAGTAAATGTAGATTATTCTCAAGCATCTGATGGTGTTAAGTTTACAATCACTTTACAATATGATTTTTGGACTTATGGAAAAGAAGATCCTAAGTTTAATGATCAAGGTGGTTCTAATCAAGTTCCTGGAACAAATCCTGGAGTAAAAGAATAAATTCAATAAGGACGTTTGATGAATCTCTTTAATGAAAATCGTTCACAAGGACCAGTTACAAATGCGACTCGGTCCTTTTTTACGAGAAAGACTATCCAAAGATCTTATAATTTTTTAGTTAGATTTGATTTAAGCAATAGTTTACAAGGAACAAATCTATCAGAATTTCACGCAGTTTCTGTAGAGCTTCCTAATTATGAGTTTAAGAAAGAATCATATCAAATTGGTTCTTTCGTTAAATCTTTTCCGGTTTTAGATCATAATGGATTTGAGTTTACTATGAAATTTGAAGAAGATGATGTAGGAACAATTTCAAATTTAATAGACAATTTAACAAGACTTATTATAAAACCAAATGGATATTACAATACTATATCAAGATCTGTTATAGATAATATTATAGTTTCTGTTCATAGAAGTGATGGTGTAAATGTTTGTACATATGTTTTTAATAATTGTTTTTTCATGAAAGCTTCTACTCCAACATATTCTTATGATAATAATGAGAAGATTGTTTATGATATTACTTTTAATGCTGATCATTTTATAAAATATTATGGTAAAGCTCATTTGGTTCCTAATTATGATTCTCCAGAACAGGAAGGAATCGATACAAGACCACCAGAATATCCAGAATAAATATAATTAACCTTGAGGTAATTTAATATGGCTAGACCTAGAATGATTGATATTGATGAAACTATTGAAACTCCTATACAAAAACCAGTTCAGAAGTTAGAAGGAAATTTTTATGAGATAACTGATATTCCTTCTAGATTTCTTTTATATCCAGAAGGAACTAAGATTTTTGGAAGACCTATGAAAGTTTCTGAGATAAAGAAATTGACAACTATGAATGAAGTTAATTACAATTCTATTATAAAGAGTGTTTTGGAAAATTGTATTAAAGGAATTGAGATAGATGAATTGTATGTTGCTGATAAGCTTTATTTAATTTTTTGGTTAAGAGCTAATACATATACTGATGCAAATTTCGTGACTTCTTATATTTGTCAACATTGTGGTAGAAAGACTGAATATAGATTTAATATAGATGATTTTGAGACTACATATTTAGAAGATGGATTTGAATTAAAAGAATTGAAGTTATTAAATCGAGATACTGTTTTGACATTTGATTTTCCTAAGATCAAAGATGAAGAGAAGATTCAAAGATTTATAGATGCTATGAAAAATTATGTTGTGAAGTTTGATGATGATACTGTAACAATTGCTGGAATGATTAAAACAATTGATGGAAAGGAAGTTACAATCAAACAAGCGTGTGAATTTATTTCCTCTTTAGAAGATGATCCACAAAATTATGCTAGAATCAATTCTTATGTTTTGGGAATGGATTTTGGAATTGTTCCTGAATTAAATGCTACTTGTGGTTATTCAGATTGTAAGGAGGTCAGCAAGGTACCTGCCAGCTTTCAACCCGATTTCTTTATTCCCAGATATAAGTCTTGATGAAATATTAGAAATAGAATTTACTTTAGGAATGAATTTAAACATACCATATTTTGATAATATAGATTGGTATGAAATGGAATGGAAATATAATAGATTTTTGAAATTTTTAGAATCAAAAACTCAGAAACAAAGCAATATAGCAGATGGGACTAGGTTCTAAATAAATATCATTATGGCTACTAATCCTAATGATATTGCTAAAGTTTTAAATGAAATGATGTCAACTCTACAAGACTTATCCAAAAAGGAATTAGAGTCTGTAGAGGGTATTATTCAAGAAAAGAAAAAGATTTTAGAGAATGAAAAAAAGATAAAGGATGCTCAGAAAGAATTAAAGAGAATTAAAAAAGAGACTGAGAAAACTGAAAATCTTATAGAGAAAGAAAAACGAAAGACTTTAATTAATAAGAAACTTTTACTTTCAGCTTTAATAGATTCTGGTAAAAAGATTTCTAAAGTTTCAATTTCTCCTAAAGATTTAATAACAAAAATTGCAGTAAAAACTTTAGAAAGAAAAAATATATCTTCTACAGGAACTTTAAAGAAACAATCACTTTTAGATTATCAAAGAAAGTCTGAAGGTGATGATATACAAACTGAACAATTAAAAGTATTAAAAGAAATTGATAAAAAAGTTTCGGATCTTTCTATGGTAGGTTCTGGAGGACTTTTTGATTTCTTGACAAATGGTTTAGGAGAGTATGTTTCCAAAACAATTTCTAATGCTCTTGGAATAGGTTCTGGTGCTGCTGGAGGACTTTTGGGAGGAACTGCTGGGAAAGTATTCAAGAAGATTCCAAAGGCTCTAGGAAAGGCTGGAAAGGTTCTTAAATTCGCAAAGAATCCTGTTGTTGCTGGTGCTGCTTTAACTGGTGTTGCTGGTTTAGGTGCTTATAAATTATTAAACGAAGAACCTGAAGAAATTGAACCAAGACAATTTGGAGGAAATGTTAGAACTGGAAAAACATATCTTGTTGGTGAAGATGGTCCAGAAGTTTTTACTCCGAAAGATAATGGTATGATAATTCCAAATCATAAGTTAAAAAATACTAATATTAAAAAGAATTTAGGATTGAGTGATAATTTAATTAATATTTTGCAAGATTTTAGAAAAGGATTTCAGAAAAATTTAACAAGTCTTATAACTAAATTTAATACAACTTTTAAGGATTTTGGATCTAGTGTTAGTGATAAACTTTCTAATATATATAATGGGATTAAGAATTGGGTATTAGAATATTCTGGAAAAGCTAAAGATCTTATAATGGGTGTTAAAAATAATATAGGGAAAATTGTATCTAATCAACTTGAAAATATTAAAACGTTAGTAAAACCACAAGTTAATAATAAAGTTTCCCCTATTAAAATTACTACAAGTCCTTTTGATGTCGCTAGTAAGTATAAAGCACCTGAAGTAAATGTTCCAAAATCTGATATTATTATAGAAAATGAATTTAATATTAAACAAGTTTCTAATGACAGTCCTAAGAATGAATTGGATAAAAAGTTTTGGACTGATATATTTGTTCCAGCTTTTGCAAATTCATTGAAGGTTAGGAAAGATTCTATTAAAACCAAGACTGCAAATCTTTCGGATGTATTTGGATAATGAATATTAATAAAAGTTCTATAGACAATCTTGTAAAAAATAACAAAAAGATTTCTGATATTCTTTCTAAAATAAATGAAATGAAAGAGGAAGAGTTAAGTTCTATTTTAGAAGAAATTTCTAAGATTAAATTAGAAAAGAAAATAGAAAAAAAAGAAACTATAGATTTAGATTTAATAGACAAGAAGATTACAAATTCTATATTGAATGTTTCTAAGTTAGTTTCTAAAAACGTTTCTCCAATTAAATCAAAAGATATTATAAAAAATATTGTTAATCCAGTTCAGATTAAGAAACAATCTGAAGAAAATTTTCAAAGGATTGATTCTATAGATGATGTTCAAGAAGAAAAATTAAAGACATTAAAAAGTATTAGAGATAAATTAAATTTTAATAAAGTTATTCCAAAAACTATTAAACCAATTGATAGTGATAAATCTGGAATATTGAATGGAATTCTTGGAGGAGCTTTAGGAAGTGTTTTAGGTCGTGGTAAAATTTTAGGTAAAGGTGCTATTAAAGGTATTGGTAGTGTTTTATCTAAAGGGAAACATTTAATAAAAAAAGTTGGAATTGGAAGACTTTTAAAAGTTGGTATTGTTGTAAAATCTGGTTATGATTTAATTAATGGAATAAAATCTGGAATAGCTGATTATAAAAAGTTCAAAGCTGCTGGTGATAATGTAAGTGCGAATAATGTGATTTTCAAAACAGTTTTAGGATCTACTGGAAATCTTATGAATATTGCTGGTGCTATTATTCCAGGGCCGATTGGTTGGTTATTAATGGCTGGTGGAATGTTTTTAGATTATACTGCAAATAATTTTGATTCTATTATGTCAGATAAATCTAATACGATAATTCAAACTCAACAAAAAGCCGCAAGAGTTCAAGATTTAATTGATCAAGGTGAAAAGAATCAACTTTTATTATTAAGACCAAATATTAAAAATGGTAATTGGGAATTTAAAAACTATTCTACAGATGAATGGGAAGTTTTAAAAGATTCTTCTGGAAAGTCTTTATCATTTTATTCTGGAAAAAATAGAATAGAGCAGATACAAAAAAGTGTAGATGGTGTTCAAAGATACAAATTAAAGTCTGGGAACAAATCTGAAGAATTAGTTTTAGAAAATGGTAGACCAAAGATTAAGGACTATCAAGGAAATCTTAAAGAAATAACTCCTAGAAAAGATGGAGGAAGTGTTAAAAAAAATAATACATACTTAGTTGGTGAAAAGGGTGTAGAAGCATATAGAGAAAAATCTGGAAACCAAGAATATATACTAGAAGAAACTTTTGAAGGTATTAATAAGTCTTTTAAAAAGATGATTAATAATTTTAATGTTCAAGGTTTAATAGAATTTTTCACACCTCATCAAACAACATTTACCGCAGTATTTCCAAAAAATATTAAAATGACTGGTTTAGAAATGATTGATTTTTCTCAGTTAAAAGATAAGTCTGTTAGATTCGAAGCATTTATGAAACAGTTGCATAAATTTGAAGGTGGATATAGTGATAGAAAATCTGATAAAGGTGGAAAAACTAAATTTGGAATAACTCAAAGAACTTGGAATGCGTTTGGTAAAGAAGTAAATCCAAAAGTGACCGAAGTAAAAGATATAACATTAGAAGAAGCTAAGAAGATTTATTTTGAACATTATTATAAAGGTGGGGCTGAAAATATAGAAGATCCAGCTTTAGCATATGTTTATTTTGATACTAATGTAATAATGGGTCCAAATGATGCTAGAAGATTTTTAAAAGAATCTGGTGGTGATGTTAATAAATTTTTAGAACTTAGAAGACAAAAACATTTAAGATCTATTGCTAAAGACGCTACTCAAGCAGAACATAAAGGATGGTTTCCAAGATTAGATGCTATGCAGAATATGTTTCAAAAATCTGTAGAACAAGCTAGAATAGAATCAGTAAAACAACAATATGGACAAAATAATGTAGAAAATACTGATGTAGTAGATGCAGATTTCTTGATAAATAATGTTATACCAGCTATGGCAAATGCTGTTTCGGAAAAATATAACTTGTAGGAATTAAACATTGAATAAATCTAAATCATTTTCTATATATAATCGAGCCAAGAATTTTCCAAAGGCGGCTGATGAATTAAAAGTTCAAATAACATTTACTGATGAAAATGGTATGGAATTACTTGGATTTAACAATAGTGGAAAAACTTTTGGGACAGTTATAGGATATTTGAGTAAAGAATTTGAATATACTGCCAATGGAAATTATACGAATATATTCAATCCTACAAAACCTGATTCACTTTTATTAAAGATTTTAGAAGATGAGTCTCAAAGAAATTTAATGAATTATGGATATCTTACAAAGAAAATGTATGTAAATGGTGATTCTCCTTCTATAGATATTTCTTTTAGATGTTTTTCTACAGATAGTTCTAAAGATGATCCAGATAATAGACAAGCATCTTATAAAGGAATTACAAATCCGGTTTCTGTAGCAAATGCTTTAATCAATGCTACTTTACCAAGAGTTGGAAATGATGCTTTATTAAATTTTACTAGTTTACACGAAGCTGGTAATAATGCTTTAAATGGTGTTGGTAAATTTTTTAATGATATAATAGAACCATATAAAAAAGCTGAAAATGTTTCTGATATTCCTGGAGCTACTTTAGATGCTGCTGGAAATGTTGTTGTAAATTCTTATGATTTTTTAAAAGGTTTACGAATAGATAATTTAACATCTAAGAAACCTCCTGTATGTAATGTAAAGATTGGAAACTTTTTTGAAAAGGATATGATGGTTGTTAAAACAGTATCTGTAAAATTTTCAAAAGAATTCTCTGGAGTCGGGGTTCCTTTATATGCTGAATTTGATGTCACGTTACAATCTCTTTTCAATTCAGCATCTTTAGAAAGTGGATCACAAGGAAGAGACGAGAGAGTTTTTGGATCGGGATTAAACTTAACGAATTCTAGTAATAGGGTTTCTTTTGATGATGATCGACCTAAAGAGCCTGAGAAAATCCAAGCAGAGAATACTCCAGCTTTACCAACGATCCCTGGTGTAAAGGCATCTGTAGCCAATTCTGCACCATCTGATACTAATAGATCGACGGCAAATATTTATGGAAGACCTACTGGAACAATTAGAAATTTTGGTGGTACATTCTAATGAGAAATTATTTAAGATCAAATTTTATAAAAACTGTAAATGGTGAAAAGGATTTCTTATTGAATACTTTTCAGTTTTATAAATTTAAAAGACCATTTACACAATATAGATTACAATATGAAGATTATATGCGACCAGATTTAGTTTCAAGAAAAGTTTTTGGGACTGATGAATATTGGTGGATTATATTAAAAGTTAATCCAGAATTTGAAGATGTTTGGAATGATTTTGCTATTTCATATGAACAAGAATTAGAATTTCCGAATGCTTACAAAGTTGGTATGTTAATAAATATTCCAAACATTTTAGATTTACAAGAGTTCTATACATTTAATAAAACCCAACTTGAGAAATTATGAACCAAGAATTTAATCAAGAAAACTTAGGTCAACAATATGATTTAAAGTTGACAATAAATGGAATTCAAATCCAGACCACGAATATTATAAGTTCAGTTTTAAGAGAATGGATTTTTGATAGAATTGTTACATTAGAATGTGTATTAACTGATGTTGGAACTTTAGTAGAAATTTCTCCTTTATATGATGAATCTCCAGTTACTATAGAATTTTCTAAGAATAATGATTTAGAAAAAGTTAAGATGGAATTTTCTATAAATGTATTTGAAATTGAAAGATCTATGGCTGATGATGGAATGTTATATGCTATTAGATTTATTGCATTACAAAAAACTAATGATTATTTTTATCCAATCAGAGCTAGATCTTTTAGAAACCAAACTGTATCAGAAATTTTAAAACAAGTTTCTAATAATGTTGGATTAAAATATATACAAGAAATAGAATCTAAAGATAATCAAATATGGATTCAGAGTAATTGCTGTGATTATTCTTTTTGTAATCATTTATTAAAAAGATCTTTTGTAGATATAGAAGACCGGCCATTATTTTATTTTAATAGAAACAATGAAGCAGTATTTACATCTATTAAAACAAAGACTTCTAAAAAGCCTAAATTTTTAGCTATCAATAATGATTATGCATTTTTAGATAATGGTTATGACAATGTATTAAAACAATTTAAAGAAAGTTTAGGAAAAGATACTGAAACATTATTTTACAAGACTGATATAAAGACTAAAAACATTTCCAGTATATTGAATAAAAGAAATGGTTATGGAATAGATTTTACATATTTTGATTTTAGAAATTTCTTTGATTATCAGTTATCTTTTAATTTCGGCCCTTTAACTAAATTAGCAAATCAAAACAAATCTAATGTTAAAAAATTTGTAAATGGAATAACTTATAATACTCTTTCTAAAAATTGTCATGAAAATTATCTATTAGCAAAGACCCAAAATATGTTAATAGATAATTTATTCTTCAATAGTTATATGCAAATTTCAGTGAATCCAAATCTTAAATTAAATCTTGGTGATAAAATTATTATGTTAATTTATGATAATCTTTCTAGAATGAAAAATGGAACACCTAATATAGATAAAGTAAATTCTGGAGAATATATTGTTGGTGGAATTTCTCATGATATTAAAAAAGATGGTTTGTACTCTATGAATTTGACTTTGTTTAGGGGTGGAATAAATACATCAGATATACAGGGAATTGATTTAAATCTTATTGAGGCAAATTCAAAGTGAAACAAGAATTAAAAAAAGATATTTCAGAAGTAATGAATTCTTATCTTTATGATCTGCCCGAAGAAGATGATATATATGAACAAAAATATATTGGTTTAGTTTTAGATAATAAAGATCCAGAAAAGATTGGAAGATGTAAAATAAGAATTCACGGACTTCATGATGAATTATTACCAGAAGAATTACCCTGGTCTATTCCAGAATTTTCTTTAAACTTTACTGAGAAGGGATCTTTTATGGTTCCTGAAATTGGTACATTAGTTTATGTGAAATTTGATGGTGGTGATATATATGAACCGATTTATTCTGGGAAAGTTTTAGATAGAGAACATTTAGATTTTGAATCAGATTATCAAGAAGATTATCCAGATTCGGTAATTCTATACGAAACAAAAAATGGAGATTATTTAAAAGTTAATAGATTTAAAGGAGAATTTTCATTAAAAACTGCTGCTGGAGTTTTGATGAAGTTTTCTGAAAATGGTGATATAGAATTAACAAATGAATCTACAGAAAATGGTGATGCAAAAATCAATATAAAAGGAAACTTTTCTATTGATGATAAACTTGGAAATTTCTCTTTAGCAACTCAACAACATACAACTTCTGCATTTTCTGATGTTACATTAATTTCAAATGGATCAGTTACTACAAAATCTTTAGATGATATTTCTTTTGAAACTAATAGAGAATTCAATGTTATGACTGGTGATAGAACTGTAATAAAATCAAGAACAGAAAATCGCCAAGAATCTATAGAAAATAATATCATAGCAAATACTGTAAATATTCTTCCAGCAACTATAGAAACAAACACTTATGATGTAGAAGATAATGAAAAAACGATTCCTCAAGCATTTTCAGTATCTATAGGAAATGATCCAAACAAAGTTATTTTCATGAGTGTTGTTCCAGATCCTAATGGCGGCCCTTTTAATTGTCTTCCATTTGATCCATTATTAGGAATACCGCATCAAGGAAGATTAGTTACTGGAAATTTAAATCCTATTGGGTTTGCTAAAGATTCTGTAGAAAATGAAATTCAAATCAATAAAATGAAAGCACAAGTTGAAACGAAGTATATTAGAACATCTGCATCTTATGTTGAAATGATTGCTAAAAAATATTCTTCTATAGATTCACAAGCACAAATTTTAGCAGCAACTTTAACAAACAATTCTATCATACTTGAACAAAAAGCAAAAGATTTAGAATTAGGTTTATCTAAGATTCAAGAAAATAAAGAAAAAGAATTAGAAGATATAGAATTGAAGTTTGGTAATTTTATGAAAGAGCCAATCTTTGGAACAGTTTCTTCAGGATATGAAAAGAATAGAATAGATTATGAAAAGAAATTAATTCAAGCAGATATTAAAGCTAGTGAAGATATGACTGGAAAAACTAGAGGAAAAGATACTGCTGGTCCTGGAAATGGTTTAATAGGAGTTTAAAATGTCAATAGCTGAAGATATCAATAATGATTATGGAAATATTTTAGATGCTTATAATCCAGTTTTAAAAAATGCTTTAGAATTGTTTGAGGAATCTGGATTGTTAGAATATATGTCAAAAGCAAGAAATCCAAAAGAACATCCAGAAACTTCTATAAAAACTTTCAAAGATATTAATGGAAATCCAAATGAAGCAGCACCTTTAGAAATTTTTGTAGATATTTTAACAAGAACTATTCTAAAAAGTTATCAAGAAGGATTTACTCAAGGGCTTTTAAATTCTGATGGAGCTTCTAATATAGGATTTAAAACACAAATTCCAGAAGATTTAGAATTATTAAAAGTTGATATGAAATTGACTACAAATGTTCACGAGGCTTTGATTATCCTTGCAAAAGAAATTAATCAAATAAAAGTTGGTTTAGTTGGTTTAGGAGTTAATATTCCAAATGCTATTCCTACACCATCTTTACCAGTTAGTGTTAAATAAATAACTACATGTCTAGCAACGAAAAAAATGTTTGTAATGTTCTTAGAGAGACTTGGAGATCTATTATAACTTTAGTAGATTATCTTTCTTCGTTTCTCAGAAAAATAATGTCTAAAATACAAGCATTAATAAACAGAATTAAAAATACTATAATAAGAAGATTACTTTCTACTATTAGAGATGTTAGAGATGTGATATCTAATTTTTTAGGATTACAAACTCTAGACAACAATTCCCTCCGTCAAAATTTTTGTTCCATACTTTACCAATGTCGGCCCGCTGTGGAAGAGATTTCTAAATTTATTTCTCCAGAATTATTTGACAAAATTTTCGGAGCAGAATCTATTAAAACTATTGATCTAAGTAAATATGGAATAGCTCCTTTACAATTTAATTCTAAGTTTGAGTTGTTTGAATATGTTGCGTGTAGATTAAGTTTAAGAGGATTATTAGATTCAGTTGTAGAGTCTTTGATTTCTCAGTTACTAGATTTTACAAATAAGTTTGATCAGTATTTGGATATAAATTGGTGGTTAGAAAATACAGTTTGGGGAAGAGTTTTATTATCTTTGATTAATGAATATGAAGATTTTTTCAATGATAGAGTTAAACCATTTTTAGATAAGTTAGTTCCGTATTTAGATTGTACATTTGCTTTGTGTGATTTTAAAGTTTCTACGACAAACTATTTTGAAGACTTTTCTACTAAGTTTAAGACCGAAAGAAAGCAAACTACAAATTTATCTTTTGAATGGGTAATTGCTAAAGAAGAATTATATTCAGATTTAACAGAGTCTTTAAATGAAGCTAAGAGTGAATTAGATACTTTTAAAACTACTTTAGAAGCTCCTGTTGTTGCATCTAAACCATTGTTTCATAATAGAAGAAATGGAGAACCTTTAGAATCGGAATCTAATAAAACTAGAACTCCAAATGATAGTCAAACTTTACCATTTAATTCCGATGAACTTTCTACAGTGAAGAATAATATGTATAATAGAAAGTCTAGTTTAACTCCAGGATTAAGAGAAAATTCTTTAATAAATCTTAGACCAGTTATTAGATTATCTTCACCAAATAGCGGAGAATAATAATGAAATATTTTGATAATAATTTTGCTTTGGATTTATCTAAGAATGTTATTTCACAAATTGATGTAGTAGATAAAGAAGCCATTAATCAATCTATAGAATGTATTTTAATGACTGATCAAAATGAGAGAGTTTTTGAACCTAACTTTGGATCATTTTTATCTGGAATTGTTTTTGAACGTTTAGATGGTCAAAGTGCGGAAAAATTATTAGACAGAATTATCACATTAATTTTAAAATATGAAAAACGAATTTCTATTTTATCCGAATTATGTTCTATGAATTTATCTAGGGCTTCGAATTCATTAAGTCTGAAAATAGTTTATCAAATAAATTCTGATCAAACTCCAGGCGTGTTTAATAAAAAGATTGTTTTCTAAATATGATTAATGAACATTGTAATCATACCTTCTCACAATCAAGGAAAACATATACCAGAAATTTTACAATCTTATGAAAATCAATCTATTAAACCAGATTTGATTTTGTTTGTTTTGGATAGATGTACTGATAATTCTTTAGAAAATTTACAAAACACAAATTGTAAACTGAAATTTGAATGGATTGTAAAAGATTTTGGTGAGAATTTTTCTGCTGGTATGACAAGAGACTTTGGAATAGATTATATACAAAAAACTTATCCAAATTATAAAATGATAATATTTACAGATGGTGATTGTATACCTTCTGAGAGATTAGTTGAATTACATTTAGATAATATTAATCAATCTAAAAAATGCATTGTATCTTGTGGGGTTAGAAATAAACAAAAAGAAAATTTAGAATGGGAAGAAGATGAAAGATTAGATAAAAGATGGATTAATGAATTTTCTTTTACTGATAAAAATTCTAGACTTATTGTAGTAAATTTTTTAACATTAGATAACATATTTACATACTCTTGTAATTTTGCTTTCAATAAAAATGCTATAGAACTTTGTCAAGAAATTAATTTAAAACTTTCAAATTCCAAAAGAGTTTTCAATCCAGAATTTGATGGTTCTTGGGGTGGCGAAGATTCTTTTATATCTCACTGTTTATATAGAACTGGAAATTATATTTTAATGACAAATAAAGAATGTTATGTGAATCATTTTTATCATCCCGAATCTCCAAAGCAAAAAGGAAAGAAATTACTTCAAGATCAATTGTCTAGAAGATTAGAGAAATTAATTTTGAATAACGAGATATCTGGACCAATACAAACATTGAATAAGTTTCATTATATTTCTTATGGAACATTTGATTATAAAAATGAAATAAAGAATTTAGTAAATGTTTCTGGAATAGATTTAGTATTATCTTATTATATAGAAACTGTTTGTGAGAAATATCAATTAGAAAAATATAGAAAAGTTTTTGAATATTTTCTTACAAATAATAGAGTATCAAACATTTCTGGGATTAGATCTGATAAACTTTCTGATTTTGATATATCTTATTATAAACAGATGTTAGGATTTATGAAATTTTATTTAAAGGATGATAATATAATTTTTGAAGATGATTTGGATAATTTTAAGAAGATCTCCACTGATACTTGTTTCTTAGATTACGTTAATAACTAAATATTAATAAATTGAACAAATAGGATTTTAAGAATGTCTACAAATTTTTTAAACTATACTGAGATTACTTATGATGAGATAAAGGAAAGAATTAAGTCTAGACTTTCTGAAGATTCTAGGTTTTCTAATTTCTCTGAAAGTCAAATGTATAGTATGATTCTTGAAGCTTTTACTGCACTGACAGATTTTTCTAATTATTATATAGAAAGACGAGCACAAGAATCTTTTCCAGGAACTGCTCAATTAAGATCATCTATTATAGAAATTTCTAAAATGCTTGGATATGTTATTAGAAGACCAATTCCAGCAACGACTTCTATAACAATGACTTTAACATCTTTACCTTCTGGAGCTTCTGCTGGACAAATTATTTCTTTAGATAAGTTTTCAAATTTTTCTTTTAATGGATTGAACTTTCTTTTAAAAACTCCTATTCAATATACTTTAACTCAACTAGATATAAACAACTTTGCTAATCCAAATTATTTTAAAGTCTTTGAATTTTACTCTACAGAACCAGGAAAAGAATATCAACTTTATGATACTGAATTAATCCCAGAACAATATAGATCTCCTATAGAATTAATTCAAGCAGATAGAAAATCAATTCAAATCAATTCAAATGATACACAAGCAGACCAAAGATACCAGACGTATAAAATTGATGATAAAGAATTTTCAGATTACTTTGGAGAAAATGATTTTGGTTTTGATGTAGAAGATGGTTCAGTAGATTTAACTTTGAATAATACTAGAATTGCTATAGGTTTAGATGAAAGTTCTTTTGTATCTGATATGACTGAATTTGATTCTAAAAAAGAATTTATTATAGATAGAAGATCGTTTCTTAATAACTATACTATACCTCTGTTAACTGCAACTGATTCTGGAAAGTCTGTAAAATATTGTGTATTGAAAACTAATATGGATGATACTGTAGAATTAAAATTTGCAGATGATGTTATTTCTTCTATTGGTGCAACAGGTTCTAATAGTATTTTTATAAGATACCTTGCTACAAAAGGATCTGCTGGAAACTTTGTAGGAGTTATAGGAAGAAAGGTAGAAAGTCAACAGAATTCTTTCGGATCTAACTTTACAAACTCTCATATCAAATTTACTTTAAGAAGAAATATTGTTGGTGGATCTGATATAGAAGATGTAGAATCAATTAAGATTAACACTCCAGAAATATTTTATTCTTTAGATCGTTGTGTTACTTCTAGAGATTATGTAAACTTTCTTAAAACGTTAGCAGTAAAAGGTAAACAAATTAAGAATGCCAAAGTTTGGGGAGAGCAAGAAGAAACTAGAGATAATATTTATAAAATACCAAATATAAAATTATTCAATGTAGTTTTATTTTCAATTCTAGCAGATATGTATTCGAAAGGATCTGATGGAAAATATAATGGAATAGAACCTTTAGAAAATATTCTTTTAGATTATAACAATTCAAATGATTGGTTTAATTTAATGGTTATGTCAGATTCTACAACGCCATTGAGTGATAATACTTTAAATGAGAATCCAGATTTAAAAATTCTTTATGATAAACTTTATTCTAGATCTGAAATAACGGTTAAAAACATTTATGTCACTCCAGTTATAAGAGATTTTAAAATTGGTGGATATGTTTATTTAAATCCATTGACTGATAAGAATAATGTTCAAAAGAAAATTTCAGATGCTTTATATTCATTCCTTTCAAAAAATGCAGATTTCAATACGCCAATTTATCTTTCTAAAATTATAGAGATTATAGAAAGTTTTTCAGAAGTAAACCATGCTGATGTTTATTTTATACCAAATGAAAATCCAAATAAAGATTATCTATTTCAAAGTGATTTTGCATCTGAATTATCTGCTATATCTGCTAACTTTAATTCCTTACCAATTGGTTTTGTATTTAATAGTTCAGTTTCAGCAAAAGATAAATGTGATGTTAGAGAGTATTCAATTTCTGGTGTAGATGATTCTTTTACATTTTATCAGAAAAGATTAAGTCCAATTTTAACATCTGCTGGTTATACTGAAAATACTATTAATACTATTGCTTGCTTAATGCCAAGATTAGAAATGAAAATGTATAAGTATGATGATATTACAGTTAGAACAGAACCAATATGGCCTAGTAATAATTCAGTAGATAATTTAACATGTGGATTGCCAGTTTCTACTTCAGGAGATATTAATTGGGATTTTGTTCCATCCGAAAGAAATATGTATCTTGGAATGATGAAATGTTTTTATGATAATTTAATGAAGATTGTTTCTAGAAATCCTACTTTATCAAAATCTTCAGATGATTATATCGAAGGTATTAATAAAGTGTTTGATGAATTTTTAGCAGGAAGAGATAATTGTTTTTGTTCTTTAAGACAAATTGGACAATATAATCAAGAACTCGCTACAATAGAAGCATGTAAAGATTATATTAAAAATGCTGATCCAAATGAAATCAATAAATTTATCAATAATGATTTGTTAGGTGTTTTACAATTGTTTAGAAATACTTTAGCAACAACTATTACAAATGGCTTACTAGATTCTTATGGAAATATTGTAAATTACTCTTTAAGAAACGAAATTGCTAGAGTAGAAGCCCCAGCGATCAGTGCATATTACTATAGATAATAAATAATAAAAAAGGATTTAAGATATGAAGAAAATGTCATTTAAAGAATTTATGTTGTTAGAGGAAAATAAGTCTATTCTTGAACCTATTGAGAAGAGGCTGAAGCTTAATGAAAATGATTCTGAAGAAAAGAAAGAAGAGGAAGACGATAAACCAGAAACTGACGACGATATTAAAAAGAACGCAAAAGAAGCCAAAATCAAAGACGAAGAAGATTTAGAAAAAGAAGTTCAAAAAGAAGCAGAAAAAGACGCAAAGAAAACCAAGAAAGTTCTTTTAGGAATTGTAGATGAAAGAGATCATGATGGAGAAGTTTCTAAAGGAATTATTTTAGATACCGAACTTCCTGAAAAGAAAATCGAAGATCTAGAAACAAGAGAAGATGTAGTTGCTTCAGGAATTAATGCAAAGAAATTAAAGACGATCGCTGAAATTGCAAAACATATTAAGAAATTAAATGGGACTATTGTTTATTGGTTTGATTTTGAATCTGATCATGAAGGCGATGTTCCTTGGAAGAAAGTTAAAGTATAAAATTTTTTCAGAATCATTTTCAAAAAGACTATCCTAATAAGATGGTCTTTTTTGTTTCGATAAATACTACAAAGAATTGATAGGATTAATAAATGTCAAAACTAAATTTACAGGTAGCTAAAGGAAATGGATTTAATGAGCAGAATAAGTATGCTATAAAATTCGATATAAAGAATTATGATACTTCAGCAATTCCTTTATCTGCTGTTAGAGTTGTTTCCTATGCGTGGTTACAACATAGAAATATTTTGGGTCAATTTACTTCTGGTGTAAATGCTACAGGAAATCTTTCAAAGTTTACTACTGAAATAGATCCTTTAAATGGAATTGGTCAAACTGGTTTAGTAAATTTAAATTTGACAGATGTTTCCTATAGAGTTTACCATAACGTTGTAAATAGTTCTAAAATTGCACCACAACTAACTTTAAATGCTCCTAATGGTCAACAGTCACATTATACACCAATCTCCTATGCAAATTCTACAGATACTTATTTTGATATTTTATTAAATGATGTAATGCCTGAACCGGGATATACTGTTACTTGGTTTCTTCCAGGTTCTTTAGAAGAGTATGGTACAAGTTCTATTGCTGCTGGTTCTCCTACAATTTCTATAGAAAAAGTTTCGGAATATATTAGAACGGATAATAGAAAATATGATACTAAGATTGTTTTCTCATGGACTGGAAATTCAAATTCTATAAATCCAAATTGGGGACTAAAAGATACTGATGTTTATATCAATATTAATCCTTCATTATATCCAAGTTCTTTTATAACATCTTCTTGGTATTCTTCTTTAGACGATAATAATTTAGCAAATGATCCATATTTCATTTTAGAAAAGTGGAATGGTTCTTCTTGGGAAATTGTTCAGGAATATATTTCTTCAACTGAATTAGACAATCAAACAGGAATAATTTCTACTGATACAAATTTCTTAAAGATTGTTAATGATGGTATTGGAGAGAATAAATCGGTTTATATTTCTCCATATGATATTAATCCGATTTCAGTAAATGCTTCTGATAAAGACAATCTATCACTTTGGTCAAAAAATACATTAGACGATAGAAGAAGATCTTTATTAAAATTTCAGACATCAGCAATTCCTTCTTCTGCAACAGGAATTAAAAATGCTATTCTAAGATTGAATGTAAATTCTTTAACAAATGCTTGGAATCATTATTCTACAAATGGTCATGTTGCTGTTCATAGAGTTACTTCAGATTGGACAGAAAATTATACTACATGGTCTTTGAATACTTATGAAAATCCTTGGATAACTCCTGGTGGCGATTATGATCCTACTCCTGCAATTTGGATAGGGAATTCTACATTATCAACTTCATTTACAAGTGCTGATCAAGAAAAACAATTTTGGATGGATTTTGATGTAACTGATATTGTAAACTATTGGAGATTAAATCCTTCTGAAAATTATGGTTTCTTAATTAAGCTTTACGATGCGTCTAATGAAAATAATACTTCAGAAATTAAATGGGAAATAAATTCAGGTAGACTTTCTGGAACTGGTGATATATTAGGGTTACCACAACTTTTAGTTTCTTATAAGACATTGAATACTTCTGGTGCGACACCTATTGTAGAAATTAAATCACCAAATACAAATTCTAATATATATAATTCCACGTTCTCTATCTCAGGAATTTCGAATATTTCTTCTGGACAAGTTGAAAATGTTGATGTTTATTATAGAGATGCTAGTTCAGTTCTTCCATATGTTTATTTTAATACTTTGAATAATAATGGAGTAAATTCTTGGTATAATACTTTCTCATCTTTATCTTCTGGTTCCTATGATTTTATTTTAAGAGCAGTTTCAGATTTAGGAAATTTTGGAGAAAGTATTCCAGTAAGATTAAACTTTTTTAATTCACCAGCATTGACAGTAAGTGCTACGGAAGTTTGTAATGATGGACAGATTACATTAAAAGGATTTTTAGACATATCTAATCAAAGTCCTATTTCAGGAACATTATCATATACAAAACAATATATTCCTTTAGATAAAAAAATTACTTGTATTATTGAAGATAAAGTTGCTTCTGGAATTGTTTGGGTAGGTACTGAAGGAAATGGTTTATATAGGGTAAATCATTTATCGACTTCAGCAAGAGTAGTAAATTTCAAAACTACAAACTCTTCTATATCATATGATTTTATTAATGATATAGATATGGATTCTAATGGGATTTTATGGATCTCATATTCTGGAAATGGAATCGGGATATTTGATTCTAAAAATTGGCAAATACAAAATCAAAATGATTGGTTTTTATATAATCACTCAAATTCTTCTTTATCAGCGTATCCTTCAAATGCAATAGATGTTTGTGATATTCATATAGATAGTTCTGATAATAAATGGTTCTTATTAACTTGGCAAAATGTAGATTCTATTATCAAGTTAGTCGGAAACACTTTTATAGATTCTAATATCACAAAATATAGTTTAGGTATATATCCAAGAAAGATTGTTACTCAAGGTTCTTATATATTCATTTCGAGTAATGATAATAGAATTTTTAAATATGATTCTGGATGGTCTTCTTATACTTTACCAACATTTCAAAATATAAATGATATAGATGTAGACTCATATGATACATTATGGTTTGCTACAGATTCTGGTATAGGAATTCTTTCAGCAACAACGTTAACAGAGCTTCCAATAAGTTCTACACCATCTTGGCCTTATGGATTACAAGCAGGATTAGGACAACCAGAAAATAGAATAGCTAAATCTATATTTGTTGGAGTATCTAATCATAAATGGATTTCATTTTCTACTGGAAATGGTTTATATAATGGTGGTGTTGTTAAGTATGCTTGGAGTAATCTTACACAAAATGGTTTAGATAATTATTTTGAAAATTTTGATTCTAAAAGATATTCAGGAATCACATCTGATGAAGTAGTTAAAACTATCCAATTATCTGCAAATGGTTATGTTTGGATTGTTACTGATCAAGGTCTTTCGAATATAAATGGATACACCAGAACAAACTTTTCTTTAGATGAACTTAATACACCAATAATTTTAGATAATGGTTCTTTTGAAGTTACTGTAGATAATCCTGTATATGGTAATACTAATTTTGAAGTGGATTTTGAATATGCATCTGGTGAACATTTCACAAGTTCTTTTAATATAAATGTTTCAACAACTCCAAATATAGAAATTAAATATCCAACATCATATTTAAATACTGTTCCTAGTAGTGTTCAATCAAAAGTTTTAGAATATGAAGTTTCTGATAATGATGCTCAAAATGGTGCTACTGTCGCTGTCCAAGTTAAAAAATCTCCTACACAAAACGGACCTTGGACAACTCAATATACTTATTATAATTCTTTAAAATATCCTATATATGAGACACTTTCTCCAGAAGATTTATATTATTTAAAAATTGAAACTTCAAATGGCTCATGTTCTGCTGAAAGTGAAGTTTATACTATCTATGGAAACAATACTTCTACATTAAATATAAATCCAATCACAGAACAATATACTACAGAAGATATATTGAATGTTACTGGAAATGTTTATAATAAAGATTTTTCTAAAGTTTTACTAGTTAATGGAAATAATTATACCGATTCTGTAGATAGTCTAGAATTTGGTTATATAACATCTGCTGGATTTATTTCTGTAGGATTTGGATCAATTATTTCTACAATAGGCTCCAGCGCAAATTTTAGTTTTTCTTGGACATCTCCTATTGTTGGAGTATCATCTTTATCGGCAATTTCTAGAACTAAATTTGGAACAGTTGCTTATGGTGAAGTTACATTTAATGCAATTACTCAAAGACCAACCATAACAATAATTTCTCCAAATAATAATCAAGAGATTGCTTTATTACAAGATTTTACATTAAGTGCTTCTACACAATATTTAACAACTCCTGTAGAATCTTTAAATTTTTATATTGTAAACGATAGTATTGTTTCTGCTATAGGATCTGCTACATCTGCTGGAATAAATTCTTGGACTAAATCGTTTTCTCCTTCAGCATATGGTTCGGGAAGATATTCAATTTATGCAACATGTCTAGATAATTTAAGTTTATCAGCTTCTTCAAATTATGTAAATATTACTATAAACTCTTTACCAGAATATTTTCAAATATCGGAAACCTCGTCTACACATTCTGGAATTTATACTTATCAAATTAAAATTTCCGATGTAGATTCTTATTATAATAACTTAGTCGAAATAATATCTGCTGGATCTGTTTATACTTCTGGTTATGCAAATGGTTTTGGAGATTTTATTTGGAATTGGGTAAATCCTTCAAATGGAATTCATAATTTATCTGCAAAAATTTATGATGGTAATCCAAGCGTTTCTTCAGATTATTCATTATTTCCATTCACTTTAGATCTTAATAAAATTGAAATTACAGTTTCTTATCCAAGTTATCCTTTAGCTAGGGTGAATAATTTAGAAATTTCTCCCTCAGTAAAGGTGATAACGACTGAAACAAATGTTATTGCAACTCCTTCTGTCGTTGGTAGTGATGTTTCTGGAGTAAATTATTGGTTATGTGATTATGATTTTTCTACAAGTTCTTATTATAAAAAAGAAATTTTAGAAACATCTGTAACAAATCCATATGATGTAAGTTTAAATTTACCATCTTCTAGAAAATATGTTAATACTTCTTCTAGATATAATTTTTATGGAATTATTGCTGAAGCAGTTTCTACAAATGGATCTTCTATAGAATCTGATATAACTTATTTTTATGTAAAAGAACAAAGTATATCTGGAGAAATTTTTAATAATACTTGTTCAAATCCTATTATTTTCTCTGGAGAATTTTTAGATTCTGATCTTCCATTCTCTAGATTGAATACTATTATAGATAATTCAATTTCAGCAACTGTTTATGAATTAACTTCTGGAACATATTTAGGAACCGCTTCACAAGGCTCTAGAATCGATGAGAATGTTCCTTATACATATTCTTGGGTAAATCCTTTATCGTCGGTTTCTGCGGTATCTGTAAGGCTTGTAGATGCTTATGGAATATCTGCATCACAAACAATTGGTTATGGCGGATTAGATGTTCAGCCAGAAATTTCTTTATTATCTGGAATGAATGTTATAGCGAATACTTTTGGAACTTTTTATCTAGTATCTGCTGGAAATGTTTCGGTTTCTGCTTATACATCTGCTGCAAAAATTAAAGAAGTAAGTTTTAGATTTCAAACATCTTCAGTAGAAACAATTAGTGCGGATATTAATAAAGTTGGAGTGATAAATGTTCCAAATACTGAAGGAAGTTTTACTCTACAAGCTTATGTAAAGACTTCTGGAAATTGTGAAGATTATTCTGATCCATATTATTTTGTAGCTTTAAGACAAATTTCTGGAAACATATATCCTGATAGTTGTTCTACATGTTATTGTAATGGTGGAAATTTAAGAATCTCTGGAAACTTATACGATCCAAACTTTGAAAATGCTTCTTTGATTGGATATTTTGGAAGAAGTATTTCAGCAGAACTTTATGATAATT